ATTCCTTCCCGATCCTATTCCAGGCCTTTGTATAAGTTCGCCACCAACTGAAAAATCTTCATTAAAATCAACAATTTGACCGCTTGCTTCTCTATGCCATTCCCTTTCCCTTCCATCTAAAGAAGTAATCCATTCTTTTTGCATATCGGCCCCGGAAAAGACATCTTGCGCGCTTTGATAGGTTGCTGCATTTGCCGCGTTTGTTGCCTCGGTTCTTACTAATCTTCTGGCTTGAAAATTACTATAATGATTATAAGTCCGCCTTAACATTCTTGACTTCACAATTTCGCCTTCTGTTTGAAATATTGGATCGGCCATTAATTTCTTTAAAACTCTAATCAAATTTTCTTTTGCGGTTCCTTGTACTAAAGAAACTTTTTGCGCAGCTACTTGAATACCATAAGACCTAAAATAAGCCCTCCAAGGCTCTTGATTGGCTTGTATGTCTAAGTCTTTTTTAATATACTTTTGATTTTCTTTTGCGTACCAATTAGCAAATATTATTCCTATTTTTTCGTAAAGTTCTTCATATCGTTTAGAAAATCCATCAATCGTAAATACGCCCAATAAATCGGGCGTTGTAATTGTATTTTTATTTCTGTAAATTTCAATTGCTTTTTCACTTTCTGCATTGTAATATCTTCTAAAGTCCTTAACGCTTTCAGCTTCGGCCCTATTTAAAAGCCTTTCAAAATCTCTTTGCCATTTAGCCGCATTAATCATTTATTAATGGGTCTTTCATATTCATAGGAATTAAATTTGCCGGAATAAAATAATCGTCTAGTAAAGGGTTTTCATCTTTTCCAAAGTACATTGCTTCCCTTTTTTCGTTTGGCGTAACCCACCAAGCGTTTGCTAATTGGATAACCATTTTATCCATATCTTCCTGTAATTCAGGAACGCTAGTAAAATCAAAATCAATAAATATATCGTTTCCGTATTGAGGCGTAAGCCATCTATTTAACTCGTCGCGTATTTTAATAAGTTCAGGAATAACGGCGTTTTGATATAAAGCCTTCTTAGCCTCTTTCATGTTATTGTAAGTGCTGCTATCGGTATTGTTTAATAGCTGAACCGGAACGCCGTAAATGTTACATAAGTCCTTTATCGTTCCGTTGTATTGTTCAATCAAAGCCAAGTCACTTGCTGGCAATCCGAAATTGATCCATGATAATTTAGCTGGCGTAATGATAATATCACCCGCATTTTTGCTGCCTTGGTGCTGGCTTTTAAATTTATCTTTTAGTTGTTGCGCTTGTACTTCGTTTACGGAACCATCTTCAGAAGATAATAAGCCCCTTCCCATCTGGTTCTGTAAATATTTAACTCCGGTTGTTAAAGCCTCGTTGTTTGCCGTCAATGACCTTAGACCGGCCCTAAGAGGGCTTTGTCCGTATAAATGAGTTCCCGTTCCGTCATAGTCTGGGTTAAAGTCTTTAATATGGCAAATAGTGTCTGCCGATGCTTCAAAAGTTCCGTTGTAAATAAGTTTATACCCTTGAATTGGCTGCATCATTCCACCGCTTACAATTTCCATATTTTGCGATGGAAGCACGTATAATTCAGTAAACTTATTTGCATTGGCTCCGGTATCTGGCCCCACGCCGTATATATATCTGTTTCCGGTAAGCCTTCCAAAAGAAATTACTTCTGTTAGCCATGCGGTATAAGATTGTGAAGGATTGGGCCTATCTAATAGCTTCTGCAATGGGTGTTCTAAAGCCTCGGTAAAAGCCCTTTTTTTAAGTATGTTTGCTTTTAACATTGCACCGGCATCTAATGTACCCGATGTCATTGATTTATAAGTCTTGGCGGCTCCTTTGTCGGAAATCTTATAAACTTGTAAAGGAATTGTGCAAGCGGCGTTTGATATTTTATTTATTATAGAATAAACGGTTGCGTTTGTTTGATAGCCTTCTTTTATGTAAGTGTCGTCATTTTCTTGGTTCCAAATAATAGAATTTCCTAAAAAATTATAGAGCGCTTTGTTATAATTTATATTTGTATTTTGAAGATTTTTAAATACAGATTTTGCCCTTTGAAGAAATGATGCCATTTATAAATTTTTTGTAAAAATACGAATTTTACACAACAAAAAAGTTGTTTATTAAGTTTCGTTCTATTGCATAGCTTGTTACATCAATGTGTTCATCGTGTTTTGCGTTTGGAAATGTACTCACTTGCTGAATAAATGCATCGTTCCAATTGTCTTGCACTAAAAAGACGCGGCCCCCTTCTATAAAAGGAGAAGAGGCTCTTGCTCTTTCTATTTTTGAATACCGGACAAAATTAGTAGAAAGTTCGGCTACATTAAAATTTGTTTCTCGCCTTAACAATTGCACTAATGATTTTCCAGAGGCTTTTGGTTCTACTAAAATTAGATTTATAGTAACGCCGCACGATAGTACAAATGAAGATATAAAGTTTTTTAATTCTGGCATTTCTAAATATTTGTCTATTGATTTTAAAATATAAAGATTGCCATCTTCACCTTTGCCGCTTATTTGTATGCCGGTAGGATCGTTTTTAGTGTCTTTAGTGTAAGCCCCATCAATAAACATTTCCCAATTTATATTGTTTGGAACCTCGGCTTTATTAATAATTTGAAACCAGTCTTTGCGCCATTCGCCACCCTCTAATGGAGCCGGCTCTTGCATATATTGACCTGAAAACGTGTATCTATCGGCTTGTCTTATTGCTTCTAATTCTTCAAAGGTGTGTTTGTTTTCCCATAATGGTACATTGTTTTCATCTAAGGCTGCGATTTTTAAGTGATGCCAATCTTCGCCACTACCACCATCTAGTAAAAAACCGCTTAAATCTTCTTCATGCAGTCTTTGCATTATTAAAATAATAGGTACATCTCGACTATTTACTCTTGATCTAATTGTTGTGTTGTACCGATTGTTTATAAAACTTCTTTTGACTTCTGAAACGGCATCGTCAGGCTTTAATGGATCGTCTATGATAATAGCACCCCCGGAACCTGCTCCAAACCCGGTAATTGCCCCACCAGAAGCGGTAGCGTAAACACCGCCGCCGCTATTGGTGTACCATTTCTTATTGCTTTGACTATCTTTTTTTAATTCAATAGGCCAAAGGCTTTGAAAAGAATCACTTTGCACGTATTCTTTTGTTAAACTTGAATTATCAAGGGCTAAAGCATCTGAGTAAGATAAATGTATAAATTTTGCTTTTGGATTTTTTGCCAATGACCATGCAATAAACATTTTAACGGCAATTTCTGTTTTTCCGTATCTTGGCGGTATATTGATAATAAGGCGCGTTATTTCGCCCTTAGCTACCTTTTCAAGGGTGCTGGCCAATTCTTTATGAAATTCTGCCACCTCAAACTTACTTCCCGTATTTTCTTTAAATAAATACCTCGTAAAAAACAATAAAGAATTTTCGCATTTTTCTTTAATGATTGCATCAATACTCATTGTTTAATATTTCGTCTATTTTTCCTTTGGCTTCTTCAGACATTTTCCCGATTTGCATATTTGTTTGCACTTTCATTTCCGCTAATGCTTTTCCAAAAGCGTAATCCCGAAAGTCAGCTAATGCTTTGCTTCTTGTTTTGGAATTGCTCATTTCGTTAATTATTAGGCGCAAAGCAAAGGGCTGTTTAAGATCTAATGCTATTAGCTTTAATTCTTCTTCTGGCAAATTAAATATAAGGCCATACGCCTCTACTAGCTGAGTTTTAGTGAGGGCCTCATGCCCTTCGGCCTTTAGCTTTTCATTAAATTGTGCAAATGATTTTTTAGGCACGCCTTTTTTATTAATGTTTTGAGGGTTTTTATCAAATCCATTAGTGTTTACTTTCGGGTGTTCATTTATTTTCCCTCTGCCTCCTGCCATATTCAGTTGTTTTTCAGTTGCTTAATTGCTATATTTTATTGCCACAAGTAGGGCAAATTTCTTTGTCTTTTATTACTTCTTCTTTTGCTTCTTCTTCTTCTGCAAACAGATCATTAGGAAGGTCTAAGCCCCAATCTGTTATTTGAGCAACATTATAATCGTTTGCCAAAATATCCCAATCCCATGAGCCAAAGCCAACATTGTCTTTTATAATAAACTCACGCTTTTGCGCCTCGCTTAATCCAATAGCTTTGTCAATCCATACTTCTTTTAAACCAACCTCTAAACAAGCCTTTAAACGCATATTACCGCCTAAAACAATCATTTCTTCATCAACTATGATCGGCCTAAGTTCTAACATTTCTGGAAACGCCTTAATGCTTTCAACTAACTTTTTAAATTTATCGTCTTTGATAAATCTTGGGTTGTTTTTATTTGCTATTATTGATTTAATAGGTGCTAATTCTTTCATGGTTTTGTTGTGTGTTTAGCGTAAAGGTAAGTATATAACTCATAAATCTTAGATTGCAGCGCCTCATTTGTGTAAGATTTTCCAGATTTTGTAATAATTCCCATTTCATCAACTAACAAAAATATACCGGAATTTGTTGGCTCAGGCAATATTTTAATATTGTTTTGAATACACCAAACCATTGAATTAATTTCTAAAGTAGAAGGTTTAAATTGCGATATTTTTTTTCTTTTAGCCATTTATTTTGCTGCCGCCTGATTAACCAAAATATGTAATACGCCAATAAGTATTGCTAGTTGTATTTCATCTTCATAGGCCATGCAAATAGCCGCTATTACAACCATTAAAGTAACTATTGTTTTAACTTTATTTTCCATTTTCAATATGTTTTTGGTGTAATTCAATTCCTTTTTTAATACCATCTAAATAAGCATTGCCTTCTGTTATTGTAAACCCATTAGGAAAATAAATATTTAATAAGGCTTCTTGGTGTGCGTCTGTTAATAACATGATGTTTTGTTTTTTAAATTGTTAAAACATACTCATATCGGATAGTTGGCAGCAATATTAGAGCTCGTAATTCATAAAGTAATGATACACTAACCCTTCATGCTGAATAGTTCCTAAGTATTCATTGTGTGTTGCTTCTAATCGCATCCCTTGTCCCGTAAAAAGCATATTTATCCTTACTACTATTTCTTTACTTTCAGTATCTACCATTGCCCACATTACAGGTTTACCCTCCTGTATTTGAATATCCATTATTTCTGAATCTTCGGGCATTCTTATAAAAGTTATGTTTTCAAAACTTAAATCGTACTTAAATATCTTGTTTTTTTGCATAATTTATAAAATACTGCTGCCAACAATTTGTATAAGTAATAGCCTTGGCAGCGTTAAGGCTTTACTCAAAGTTTTGTTTATAGGCTACTACTCATACAATAGTCGTTAGCAAACATTGAAACGTTCACTTCGTTTTGCTAACAACGGGTATATTTAATGCTTTAATGTCTGCTATAAATCCAGTATTGCAAAATACTTTTATTCCGTCAGGCGTAAAATCTCCGTTCATATTCAAGTCTGGTCTACGCTTTAGAATGTTTTTGTTTTCTAATTCGTATTTTTCAATTAGTTTTTCTTTTGTCATTGTTCTATATTTTAAAATTATCGTTATTAAATTGCACTAAATATACCCAAACTTGTAAAATATTAATATTATACCCGTAATGATATAAAATATTCCTTTCAAACACTTTTTATACCCGAAAAGGTATATTTAGCCGTTAATCGATGCCGCTAAAAAGGCAAATCATTTTTATTGTCTATTTGTGGAACGTAAGCCGGCGTGAAAACTGGTGCGTCAAATCTTACATCACCTACATTTAAAGACTTGTAAACACCACCATTTGGAAAATCAGGCGCTATATTAAAGCTGCCAAGGCCGCCGTTATCCTTTCTTTTTATTTTTTCTACATAAACCTCAACTGCATCACTACCATATTTCGTTTTATTGCCAATATGCCTAAAGCAAATTAAACCATTGTATGCTTTATTAAAGAAATCTGCCGAACCGCTAATATCGTAAAGAGTTGGCTTTTTATACTTACCCTCATGGCTTTCTATTTTTCGTGGGTGCGCCACTAAGAATAAATGAGTGTTTGTTTGTTGGCAAAATTGAGTTATTTGGCTCAAAGCCTTCCCAATGTAACTATGATCTCTTTGATCGCTATGATCCAGCATGTTCCAAGGGTCAATTACCAATACATTAACGCCTTTTTGAAAAACTAAATCTCGGAAATGATTTAAAATAGCTTGTAAAGTTAGGTTTTTAAGGTCTATTTTGACCCAAAAAAAATGATCTTCTATAAAGTCTTTAGTGTTATTTAGATCTTGTGTTGTGCAATTTCTTTCGTTTAGCTTGTTAGCTATTCTTTTTATATGACCTTCATAGGGCCAACTTTCAGGGCTAAACATTGCAATTCTAAAATCATAGTTAATAGCTAAATTTACACCTATCTGATCTATAATGTCAGATTTTCCTGCGTTTGGAATTCCGGTTACAACTGTCCATTCGCCAAATGACATTTTAAAATAATCGTCACTTTCTCCAAGTTTGATTGAATAGTTTTCAATTCCCTTTTCGTTAAATCGCAAAACATTATCCCAAATATCCGAAACATTTAACACCCCTTCCAGAGGGAAGTTTTTAGCCGTTTTAATGGCGTTTCTCAGTTCTTCTGCTCCTTTGCCTACTAAAACCTCGTTAGCGTCTTTAAACGTGCCGAAATCAACGTATTTACACCTATAATGCCCAAACCTTCTCGCTAGTTCGTTTCTAAGTTGTAAACCGGCATCGTCATTATCAGTACAAATGATAATTTCTTTTTTATTTTCAAAGTATTGCCAGCAATTATCTAAATACTCCAACCTTTGGTTTCCTTTACTTGCGCCATTAGGTACTGAGCAAACAGAATAAAGGCCAGCTTCGTGCATACTTAACGCGTCAATTTCACCTTCTACGATGTAAACCTTTTCGTTTTCTTTTATGCTATCTAAGCCATAGAATATAAGTTCAGCGCCAGAAACCATTTTAAAGTTCTTAGCGGCATCTCTATATTTTACATTTATTAATTTGCTATCCCGGTAATAATTAAAATTTACGGTATTTCTATTTTTTTTAGCTTGGGGCATATACACCTCACTTTCGCCAATTTTCCAATAAGCCAAAGTAGCCTCAGATATACCTCTGCTCTTAAACCAATCTTTTAGTTTATCGCCAATTTTAAGTTCAATTTTTGGCGGTGCAATAAATTCTTTTTTTTGTTTGAATATAACAGACCCACCAAAGCCGCAATTGTGACAATTGTAAAATCCCTTTTCAATATTAACGCTTAACGAATCGTCGGATTTGTTTTTTCTGGTTGCATGACATTCAGGGCATTTAGTTTTTACCTCACCAGAAGTGCGGTTGTTTAATTTTATTCCTAATTCTGCAAACTCGTTTAAATACATAATTTAATTTTGGTTTAGCTAAAATAAAAAATTATTTTCAATTTATAGTGTTAAATGCAAAAATATTTTAATTGTTTTTTATATAGTTAAATATTTCGCTAATATCTTCATTTGTTTTTTATATAGTTAAATATTTCGCTAATATCTTCATTAGTAAAACCTAAGTTTTGGCGCATTATAAATTGGTTAATTGTTTCGCCATTTTGTAATACACATAAAATCTCGGTTGATCCATCGCCAGCCGTTATGATTTTCCATTCAGCCGCCTTTTTAATTTTAGCCATTGAAGAGGGTTTTTCAATTTCTTTTTTTATGGCCTTAAACTTTGCTAAAATACTATCTATTTTTCTTAGACCGTTTTTAGGTGTTTTTAATGCCGGAAGTGAAAGAACATTGGATTTCCAAAAAGCATCGTTTCTGGCCCATTGTACTGCTAAATAAACTTCTCTTAAATCATAGCCGTTTTTATCAAAAAAAGAAAGTGTTTTTTTCCAGGTTTCAATTTGTGATTTATTTTTGGGTATAGTATTTTCGCCTTTAAATAATATTAAAATATGTGAATAGGCGCTTTCAATTAAATCTGAAAATTTAGCTTCCGAAAAATTTTTATTTTTTGGTTGGTCTTTCTTATTAATTGTATTTATAGTAATTGTATTTATATCTTGTGCATTTTCTAAATACCCCCCTTTAATATTCTTAATACCCCCTTTAGAAAACTTAATACCCCCCTTTAGTATATTAACCACCCTTTTTTTAACTTCTTTTCCTTCATATTCATATCTAATTTTAATAAATTTCTTTGCTTCTAAAGCCTTAATAATTTGGCTACATCTGCCGTTTGTTAAATTAAAAAAATCTGAAAAATAAGAATTTGAAGCAAAGCACCCAGCATTATTATCTAACGAATTAATCTCAACTAAAAAAACCTTTTCGGTGATGCTAAGTTCTTTTATTAGCCAAATATCTTTTGAAATCCAAATACCTTTAAAATTCTTTTCCATAAAACAAAAAAACCTGCGGTTCCCCTAGTGTGGTAGGTTCCCCGAAGGTTTTAATTAAAGTCTTTAAATAATGGCGCACCCACACGATCGCCAAAAGACAAATATACAAATATTTTTTAATTTACAACAACGCTTTTAACCCTTTCGCAAAAGTTTTTTAACTCAGAATAATACCTTTGGATTTGCTTTAAAGTAATTTCCTTTTCGCCAAATCTAGTAAATAAAATCTCAACTAAAAATTCCTTTTCAGTTCTAGTTATTGCGCCAATTAATATAAATCCTTCTTCTAAATCTTGAAAAGGCAATTTACGACTTCTTAACTTTTGCGTTTGCTCATTGTAGTACAAAAAAATGTAACTCATAGGTTATTTTTAAAGTAATTATCAATTGTAAGTTTGCAATCGTCAAAAGTGTTATGCCATGTAGTGTGCCAATTGCATTTT